TTAAGTTTATTATTTAACTAATTTTAATAACTGAGATTTTATCATATCTTTCTCAGCTTTCTCAACATTGTTAGGATCAACTGCTGATTTTCTATTAGGAACTGGGATATATTTCTTACCAAATATTTCCTTGTACTTAGCTTCTAATGTCTCAACAATCAAACTTGAACGTCTAACATTTAATGTTTGAGCCTGTAATATAAACAACAACGATGATAATTTACCTTTGGTAATTTCTGTACCAACATCATCTCTTGTTGCTTGTTTTACTTTCTCTTTGGTTTTATCTAATGACATCTGACACATATCATTATGTCTATATAAACCACCATAGATTGTGTCAAAATTCCATTCTGCAATCTTAGACCAATCTTTGCAATCTATATAAGCTGTAATAGTACCATCTATCATAGCATTGATACCATCAACCATAGTCTTCTCAGCCTCATCTAATACTAATTCCATATTAGCTAGTCTTGAGTCTGGATCATCTCTGTATGTTTCTGCACTCATTATTGTACTCCTTCCATGTTAGTTAATTCACAATCAATAACAGCAATCTTACTATCATTGCCATCAGCTACTGCTTCATCTCGCAAGTTAGCTAACTCCTCAACTCTTTTGATATTCTTACTATCTTTAGCGATAGCATAATATTCTAACATATCGTTTATAGTCATATTAACCTTTCTAGTTACGTTTATAAATTACCCTACTAGCTGTCACTTACGGGGTTAGGGGTGCAGTCATCACGAGGTAAACTAAATGTTACTTGCGATCCTGTGTAAGACGAGTTCGAGCAAAGCGAGTCAACGAGTCGTGCAGGGTTTACCCCTGCGACACAGAGATCTGCAATGTACATTTAGGCAAACTCGATGATACAAGCACCTAACACCCCGTGTGTGTGAGGGGCCCATAGCAATAACGAGCAACAGCGAGTGGTATCCAAAGGATAATTGCGTATGGGATCAATAGCATTGCCTTTGGCAATTCTTCCAGAGATGTTCGGAGAACATATCAAGCGACAAGGATCGTTACCCGAAGGGCCAAGACCTTGGGCTTGGGTGTACGCAGTACACTAGAGCCTGTGTGTCGCCACTATGTGCGTTGCCATGACCAAATCACAGCTGTAGTTAAGAAGGGGCAGAATAATATAAACGTATTAGGAGCTACCGAATGACAGATCTTACAGAGAAACAGAAAGCATTAGTGGATACTATCGTAGCTACTGGATGCTCTATCAAGGAAGCAGCAGAAAAGGCAGGATATTCAGCTAAAGGAAGCAAAGAAGCTGGGAGAATAAGTGCTTCTCGCACACTACGTTTACCAAAGGTACAGACTTATATGCAACAGGTCGTTGCTCAAAGTCTAGGACTTGGTGCAGTAAGTGCGAGTAGGAAGATGATAGAGCTATCAAGTGGAGCTAGGAGTGAGTACGTTCAACTAGAAGCTAGTAGAGATATACTCGACAGAGTGGGATTGAGAGCACCCGATAAGGTGGCTCACAATATACAGGGCGATATTAAAATCAATATCGACCTAAGTTAGATATGTCGGTACAGCAGGGGATATGTACACAGACACTAACAAGGGGGTGGGGGCAAAACTAAACATCGTCAGATGACTAGTGATGTTACACAAACAACAGAGTTTAAAAAAAGCATTCGGTCGCAAAGACAAAATATTTTTAAACTTCCAAAGGTTCGTTAAAGTATGGCTAAGCAAAAATTTACACATTTCATTCCAAGGGAAAAACCTAAGAAAAGAAAAGGTGTGCATACCAAAAGCCAAAACAAAAGTAAGAAACGCCAAAAGAAACAAACCAGGTATAAAGGACAAGGCAGATAATTGTGCGTTTTTAAATATAGCATATATTGCTAAACCTTAATTATGGTAAAAGACAAATTAAAAAATACTTGGTCAACTATTAAAGTTAAAGTTGAAGATACACTAGTATTTAAAGCTAATGATCCTAACAACAAAGAAGGCAGAGTTTCTCCTTTTAAAAAAGATTTCTATAAAAAACCGTACGGAAAAAAAAACAAGTAAGTTGAAAAAATATTTTAGGCAACTACAGGTATTATCGCTTTACTATAGAGAAGGACTTGTAGGACTCTGGATAGGATTTTTATTAGGACTTCTAGTAAGTGCGTTTTTTTAAATAGCATTTATTGCTAAACACTTTTTCATGGGTTATTCCAAAGAACATAAATCACCTTCTGGTGGATTAAACGAAAAAGGTCGAAAGTATTTTAACAACAAAGATGGTGGTAATTTAAAACCACCTGTTAAATCTGGTGTTAATGCAAGACGTGTATCCTTTGCTGCGAGGTTTGCAGGAATGGCTGGCCCAATGAAAAAACCAAACGGAGAACCTACAAGAAAAGCTTTAGCTTTAAAGAAGTGGGGTTTTGGATCTGTAGAAGCAGCAAGAAATTTCGCAAACAAACATAAAAAATCTTAGGAGAAAGAAATGGCAAAACAAGGTCTATACGCAAACATTCATGCTAAACGTGAAAGAATCAAAAAAGGTTCAGGTGAATCTATGAGAAAACCAGGAACTAAAGGTGCACCTAAAGCATCCAATTTTAAGGCAGCAAAAAAAACAGCTAAGAAAACTTAACATGTATTACAGAGTTAGAATTTGGAACGGAGAGTCGTTCAAGAAAGAAATAATGTACTCAGCAGACAATGAAGTTATTGCAATGCAGAAAGCAAGTGCTGCTACACCTGATGGCTGTAGAGCAAATTATGAATCAATCAACAAGGAGGAATATGAAAAAAGCTATGAAGATAAAACCAAAGAACAAGCCGAAGCCTAAACCAAAACCAAAGCCAAGACCTAGTGGCTACTAAGAAAGAAAAAGAACATATGAGATGGGTAGCTGAGCTTGGCTGCTATTGCTGTGAAAGACCAGCTAACCTACATCATATAAGACCTCCTGGAACTGGCATAGGAAGACGTACGAGTCACTTCCATGTTATTCCGTTATGTCATGACCATCATCAAGGTAACTTCTCTATACACATGGCTAAGAAGGCATTTGAAGAAAAGTTTGGTAAAGAAGAAGAAATACTAAAGATAGTATTGGAAAGGGTAGAACAGTTAAAATGTCGTTCCTCAATTCTCTAAGTTTAAAAGATCGTAAAAGATTAAGAACTATTGTTAAGAAAGTACATTTAAAAAATTACCCAACACACATGATAACAGATTATGAAGCCGATAAGCTTGTCGAAGCTTTTGGTGAAGAAACTATTTATAACCTGTTGAAAGCTAATGTTGGTGTAAATGTCGATTAACTTTAAATACAAACCAGAAGGCAATACACTTAAAACCTTTATGAAGTCAGATGACTTCTTTAGAGGAATGCGTGGGCCTGTTGGTAGTGGTAAATCAGTAGCTTGTTGTATAGAAATTTTTCGTAGAGCATTGCTACAAGCAAAAAACAAAGAAGGTAAAAGAAAATCTAGATGGGCAGTAATAAGAAATACTAACCCACAATTAAAAACAACTACAATTAAAACTTGGATAGATTGGTTTCCAGAAGATACTTGGGGAGATTTTGCTTGGTCAGTACCTTATACGCATAGAATTAACAAAGGCGAAGTAGAGCTAGAAGTAATGTTCTTAGCTCTAGATAGACCAGAAGATGTAAAGAAATTATTATCTTTAGAACTTACTGGTGTGTGGATCAATGAAGCAAGAGAAATACCTAAGAGTATTATTGATGCTTGTACTATGAGAGTAGGTCGTTACCCTTCAATGAGAGATGGAGGTGCAACTTGGTACGGAGTAATAGCCGATACCAATGCACCAGAAGAAGATCATTGGTGGCCCATAATGGCAGGTGATGTACCAGTACCAGATCACATATCTCGTGATGAAGCTTTAATGTTAATTAAACCTGATAACTGGTCTTTCTATACTCAGCCCCCTGCATTAATTGAGAAGAAAGATAAAGATGGATTTACAACTGCATATGATCCAAATGAAAAAGCAGAAAATAAAAAAAACCTAACTCCAAAATATTATCCTAATATTATTAGAGGTAAAACAAAAGGATGGATAGATGTTTATGTTTTAAACAAACTAGGAACTATTGAAGAAGGTAAACCTGTCTATCCAAACTTTAGACAAGAGATGCACGTTGCTACAGAGGATTTGCAACTAAGCCTTGGTCAACCTATTTATATAGGAATTGACTTCGGCTTAACTCCTGCAGCTGTCTTTGCCCAAAGGTTAGCGACTGGAAGATGGCATATCTTAAACGAACTTGTATGTTTCGATATGGGGGTTATGAGATTTTCTGAATTATTAAGAAAAGAAATAGCTACACACTACAAACAATATGAAGTGCATATCTATGGAGATCCTGCTGGTGATTTTAGATCACAGACGGATGAAAGAACACCTTTTCAAATTATGAGAACGTATGGATTAAAAGCTATACCTGCACCATCTAATGATGTTGCTCTTAGAATAGAAGCTGTAGATGCAGCACTACAAAGATTGCTTGATGGTAAAGCAGGATTTTTAATGGATACTAAATGTATTAATTTAAAAAAAGGGTTCAATGGTGGTTATCATTACAGACGACTACAAACTTCTGGAGATCGTTATGATGAAAAACCACTAAAGAATAGATACTCCCACGTTCACGATGCATTACAATATTTAATGATGGGAGCAGGTGAAGGTCGAACTATTCTATCTGGTAAGCAAACACAGAAAACTGTTATTGCTAAAAAAGAATGGGATGTATTTGCAGGACAAAAAAAGAAAACAAGGAAAGTATGGGATCTGTTCAAAAGGAATGGCTAGTCTATTTTAGCAATGCTAGAACTGTTAGATATGCTAAATGGATTTGGTGGTGGAAACCAAAACCAGGCTTTAGTCATTGTGGTGCATTACATTATGATACAAATGTTAAACATTGGATACATGTAGAGTTTAATCATGCAGGTATTGAAACAACTATACTTAGCCCAATAGCTGCTGAAGAACTATTTGCTAAACTTTATGATTTTAAAATACTGATTTGTCCTAAAAAAAATGATTGGCATCTGATGAGAATTAAAGAATTGTCCTGCGTATCATTTGTTATGAGGTTAATTGGATTTTATAGATGGTGGATCATTACACCATATCAGCTTTATTGTGCGTTGCTAAAAGCTGGATATAAGCCATTTTGGGAAAAAAGGGAAAATCATGGCAAAAAAAACAGCTAGACAAATTTTAGATAGAATTGCAGAGATCCATTCAGAAGAACAATCTTTAATGGAAGATCTAGAAGATATTATGTTTCCTAAAGACATAGATGAATTTGAAGAAGATGATTTTCTAGATGACGAGGAATTAAACTAATGAGTAATGATGGTGGAAATAAAGGAACAGATGGGCCA